ATGCCAAGCTCGTAAATGTATTTCTGCCGCTCATCACTTCGCATCGACGAAATGGTCTTAATGACATCCTCACTCTTCTTCGCAGCCAAAGCCGTCAACGCCGAATCAACGGCCTTCTCCTGATTTGTTGTTGACGTACGAATCGCATCCTGCGCCTCCCGGCCCCGCAGCCCCTCCACGGCCTGCATCTGCTGAAGGATCGCTGACTGCGCACTGTTTGCCCGCGTCAAAGCCGCATCCGAAGCGCCGGCATCCTGCGCAGCGCGAATACGTGCCTGCGCAACAGACTGAGCAATCAAACCCTCCGACCCGCCGCTAAGACCGTCACCACGAACAGCCGCATCAGCCGCAATACGCGCCGCCTGCCCCCGCTCAAGGTTGCTAAGAGCGTCCGTCGTTGCCTGACGAGCAGCGGCCTGACGATTAACGGCATCAGTGTTTTGGTTTGTCTGAGCGGTAATGCCGGAATCGCCAACCCCCCTAAGGAAGTTGTCATAGGTTTTTGACCATTCCGCCTGCGCCGCACCACTCTTGGTTGCCCCAGTTTTTTGCCCCGCAAGCTGAGTTTCCTGCGGAGCGTACGCCGAGTTCACCGTCCGGTTAGCAACATCCACCAGGGCAGGCCCAGTCAGCGGTGTCGTAACATCCCCGAGATTGTTGAGATACGCGGTCTGCGCAGCTTTCTCACGTTGCTTTTTACGAATGTCAAGAAGACCAGCCGGCAGGTACTTGTCGGAAAGCTTGTACGACTGGCCCGCAGCAATCAGCTTCGTTGCGTAGTCAGGGTCTTTCGCAGCCTTCTGATCATCCGTCATTGACTTTGGTTTAGTGGTTGCTTTAGCCATTACACAGGCACCTCAGTTGTTGTGTTCTGCGAGCGTCGGCGCTGCACTGCACCCTGAATCAGCTCCCTCAACGAAATACCGGCGCTACCGGTGCCGGTAAAGCCAGTTGGTGACGTTGCATCCTCCGCAACCGTTCCAATCCCAGCAAGCTGCGCGCGACGTGCAGCGGCTCGACGATCAAAGTCGGTTGACACGCCAGTCGACTGCTCAAAGGTTGAACGGTCAATGAGGCCGCGGCGCTTACCTAGCTCGCCGCTGTAAAGCAACCCCTGGCGATTTGCCCCGTACCCGGCGGCAGCGTTAGCTTCCTGATTGTCGCGCTGGTAGCGCATCAAAGCTTGGTCAGTGTCGGTTTGGTCGTACGTTCCTGCCTGCTCGATGCCGGAGCGAGCCATTAGGTTTTCGGCCTGAAGTTTTGCTACGCCGGTGAAGTATTCGCTGTCCCGAGGGTCAATCGCGGCGGGGATCGGCGCAGGCGCTGGCGCACCGGGGGCGGGGGCGCCGGCAGCAGGGGGGGTGGGGGCGCCTGCTGCCGGCGCAGCTACCGGCGGTGCGGCAGCAGGTGTTGGCGGGTCGATTATGCCGTCGTTGTTGGGGTCTAGCTCGCCCATAAGCTTGCCGTCAGGACTCGCGTAGTTGAAGCCCGCTGGTTTCCCGTCGACATACCTGACGGCAATGCCTTCTTTGACGGAGGACTGCACGAAGCCGATCGGCTGACCGGTTACGTCGTACGCAACGCCAACGCCGGCAGCAAGGCCACTGTTGTAACGATCTTTGGTGCTGTGAGGACGGGCAACGTAAGCGGTGCCAGGGGGAACGGTTGACGACACCCCTGGCGGGCGTGGGGCCGGCTTAGGGTCTGACGGTGCTTTGATTCCGCCGGTGCTGGCGGCACGCGTTTTTACGGGCCCGGTTAGTTTGCCGGACGCGTCGAAGCCAACCCCGTTTTTGACTACCGGTTTAGGGGCCGGTTTGGTTGCAGCTTTAGCCATTACATGTAGTTTCGCTGTGCGGCTGATCGGGCTTGGCTACGTCTTGATGATGTAGTTGAGAATGATTGTCGGCTGCACATTCTGAGAACTGCCAGTACCAAAGTTCTGGTTAGTAGCGGTAGCGGCAATGTTCGTGGCAGTCTGCGCTTGATTAGTTGCCGTCGCAGCGATGTTTGTCGCCGTCGTGTTATCAACCAAGTTGCCCGAAGCGTCTGTGCTGTTGTTTGTTCCCGTTAGCGCCGCACCAACTGTTCCACCAGAACTGATACCGCCAACCGGACTCATCGAGTGACTGTGAGCGTTCTGCGTGTGGTTGTGCGAATCCTGCGTGTGGTTATGCGAGTTCTGCGTGTGGTTGTGCGAGTCCTGAACGTGCGTGTGCTGGTGAACATTCTGACTACCGCCAGCGTTACCAAGCGTTGTGCCGGTGACACCAGAGACGGCTGAGGTAAGGCGTGACGCTGCCGTCCCTCCCATGTCGTCTTTACCGGCGATCGCCCGGCCGCGAAGGTCAGGAAGCGAGAAGCTCGCGCCAGATCCGCCATACGTGTAGGCGACGACAGCGAACAACGACGCATAGGTTGTCGTAGACACGCTCGATCCATCACAAAGCAGGTAGCCGGTTGGCGCTGTTGCGCCAGCAAACGGAACTAGCCCGCCGGTTGGAAGGCCAACGCCAGCGGCGCCCGTAGCGCCAGTATCGCCTTTGGGGATGGCAAAGTTAAACGTCGCGGCAGAAGACGTGCCGGCATTTGTGACCGTGGCCGACGAGCCAGCCGCGCCGGTCGTGACCGTGCCAACAGCAATCGTGGCCGCCGCGCCGTTTGTCCCGTTAGTTCCGTTGGTGCCGTTACTTCCGGCGGCTCCCGTGGCCCCGGTCGCCCCAGTCGCCCCAGTGTCGCCCTTTGGGATCGTGAAATCAAAGATTGCCGCCGAGGACGTGCCAGAGTTAGTAACCGACGCCGACGACCCAGCGGCCCCAGTTGTCGTCGTACCAGCAGCGATTGTCGCCGCAGCGCCGTTTGTGCCGTTTGTGCCGTTTGTCCCGTTCGTTCCCGCGGCACCAGTTGCCCCGACCGCGCCGGTAGCACCGGTAGCACCAGTCGCCCCGGTGTCACCCTTCGGAACCGTAAACGCAAACACCGCAGCACTTGACGATCCAGTGTTAGTAACGCTTGCACTTGTTCCCGCCGCACCCGTCGTTGTTGTTCCAACACTGACAGTTGCCGCCGTGCCCGCAGCGCCCGTCGCGCCCGTCGCTCCGGTCGCTCCGGTCGCGCCAGTGTCACCCCGTGGGATTGTAAAGTTGAGCGACGCCGCACTGGATGTGCCAGCATTTGTTACCGCAGCACTTGAACCAGCCGCACCAGTCGTAACCGTGCCAACCGAAACGGTTGCCGCGCTACCGGCGGCGCCGGTAGCTCCCGTAGCTCCAGTGCTTCCAGCCGCGCCCGTCGCGCCCGTCGCTCCGGTCGCGCCGGTCGCCCCGACCGGGCCAGTAATCCCGCCAGTATCAATGAGCCGTTGAAGCTCATCCCAGTTTAGGCGGCAATCAGTGGCCTCAACACTGCGGGCTGGAAACTTCACTACGCGACACGAATGATCTTGTTGACGACAAGGTACGGCTGGCGGTTGTCAAGCGCGGTGGGTGAAACCTGCCCGAACGGTGTGCCCGTGAACGTCGGCGCGGTCGGGTACGTCGCGCCGCCCGTCGTAAACGTGTGATTGTGAGCCTTATACACGTTGATCTGCGACGCCGCGCCATTAACGGTTCCGGGGTTAGTGCCAAATCCATACGAGAAGTAATACGAGAAACCATCGGCAGATTTCCACTGACGAACGCCGGCGCCGGCGGAAACATCCGCGTCGGCATCCGTCGTTCCCGTGTGCGTATGCGACACATTTCCAATCGTGCCGGCAGGCGTGATGCGAGGCAGGTTAGCCTCAGCTAACGTCAGGGACTCCGAACCAGTAGCTGCGCCGCGAGTGTTGTACGTCGACAAGCGTGATGCAGCGCCAGCCGCCGTACCCATCGTGTCGGGCGCAGCCGCCACGCGGCCACGAAAGTCAGGCACCCGGAAGTACGTTGACCCCGCGCCACCCGAGCCGTTAGTCAACGCGCCATACGTCGTGCCAACCGCCGCGTACAACGCGGAGTAGGACGCAATCAGCAGCTCGCGGCCATCTGCCAGAATCCACTTGCCCGCCACCGGATCACCGCTGCCAGAATAGTCAAGGATCGAGCCAACCGGACAAATCAGGTCAGTAATCTCCGACGCGAGCTTCGCCAACGTCACAGACGGCTCCGCAAGCTTCACCGTCGTCACCGCACCGTCCGCCAGGTTTGCCGTTTCCACACTGTTGAGGGTTGACACAATCGAACTTAACGCCGACAGAATCTTAGGATCAGCCGTAGAGTTCAACTCGTTGATTGCGGGCAAACTGGGGTTGATGTCGGCCATCTAGTTCCTCATCTGTGTCATTAGCATCGTGTACGCATCCAGCTCCCAGAACTCGCTTGCAGCCGAGTAAATCGAGACACTGAAGCTTCGACCAATGCCGCTTGTATAAACCACGTCCTCACCAATACTGATCTGACTGCCGAAAGAGCCGGAACCGCCGAAACTGCCGGCGCCGCCAAACGTGGAGCCGTCAGCCGGCCCACTGAAAGCCGATCGCTGCTGAAAGTCGCCCTTCGTCAAGTCGTAATCAACCGCGACGTACACGTCAACGGTGCCACGACCGTCCAGGTGGATGCGGCGCGTTCGTTTCCGCAAGTGCGGCACGCCGAACGTGTGAAACGGCCCTGACCAGTACGACTCAAACGTTGAGCCCAAGTCCTGCGTTTCGCCACGCTTAAACAAGTGAACCAGTTGCCCCGCCGAGGCGCTGGCACCAATCAACTGCAAGCCCTCACCACGATCCCACGTCACAAGCTGCGTCATTTGCGGCGAATGCTTCCACCAGGAGTCCAGTTGAGTGTCGAGCTGGTAAATCGCGCGGCCCGAAGCTTCCTCAACCGACACGTACACCGACTGCTGCCAGTACGCGCACGCAACCGACGACTTCTGCCCCACCGTCAGGTACTTGAAGCTTTCATCAAGCTGGCTGCTGACGCGGCTAACCATTGAACCATCCGTCACCATCAAGCCTTGCTGCGGATCGAAGAAATAGCAGCCCCGCTCCGTTGGAATGACGCTACGCGGCGACAGTGTTCCCACATTGTCCGCAATCTTCCGGTTAGCGCCCGTTTCACTGTCGTACACAGCCCAAATGCCCCGTTCCTTGAACACCAGCAAGTTTGGGCCCAGCGAAGCCAGGGCAGTAATCGGATCAGCACTGTCAGCGCCAAGATCAACGACGCTTGCCGCCGGCCAGTTCAACGGCTCCCCCGGATACGACCAATACAGGCGATACGGGTACGCCGACACGCCCGAAACGAACATTGAGTTCTCCCAGGTGGTCAGCAGCGAGCCGTTAGGCACCGACCCAGTGGTCGCAACCCAAGTATTCGTTTGAGCAGCCCCCGAACCCGCCCCGGTTGTCCACCTCGGCGTGTCAACACCGTTCATTCCCCACGCCGGCCCTTTGCTCGACTGCACAGGGGCACGAACAAACGTCCACGGATTCGATGCCAAGCCAGAAGCAACCAGCGTTGACGTAACACCAGGCGTATCCGAGCTAACAGCCACCAGTTTCCCAGCATCCGTGGAACAAACCGCAAACGAACCCGCGTCCTGGCCGATAATCGACACCGAAGTCGTCAAACTTGTCGACGGCGACAAGGTTTTCACGTCAACACACCCGTCACGCCGGCAAACATTGCCTCGATGCCGGGAAATCACGTTAAGAACAGCGCGACACTCCGAACCCAAGCCCGAAGGATCATCCGCATACCCCTCACGAAGCCCATAAGGGCCATCAGTCGTGTTCAACCCGCGGCCAAAGCGAGAGAAGCGATAGGGAGTGCCGCGAGCCACTAGCGGCCCTTATCAGCGACTACGCCGTCTTCCCAAGTGCCAGGCGTAACAGCCGGCCCATCAGCCACAACACCAACCGCAGCCGACCTAATGCCATCCTCAAACTGCGCAGACATGAACTGCTGCATTTCAGGATCATCCTCAAGTGCAAACAGGCGGGCCCGAGTCCAACACACCACAGCCCAATCAAGGTCAGCGCCCAAACCGGTCGTGTGAAGATCAGTGACCATCACCGGAGGACGCACAAGACCCGCAACAGCAACCTTGCCAGGCGCACCCGCCGGCACAACCGTCAACGCAACCTGCGGATAACGCGTAACCGGCGAAGCCGCACGCCTTGCCATGTAGAACGCAGGCCGGTTGTAACCATTGAGCTGACCAGGCGCCTGCCACGGGTTAGGTTCAAGCTTGTCCGTAACGCTCTGCAAGTAAAGCTGCGCAGAAACCGGACTAATCGACGTAACCGTCGTCGCATTTGCCCGCCAAACCTCTTCCACCAGCCAGAACGGATAGGTAGGCATCGAAACCACGCCGTCAGCATCATGCGACAGCAACCAGTACGTGCGCTGAATACGCAAACGCTTGCACGCCTCCGTCACCGCATCATTAAGGAACGTCTTAGCGAACTCCGTGTATTTTGTCGCGCCAAAAGCATTGGTCAGCACCATTGATTGCAACTGCGCGAACGTCGCGCCACTCGTTGAATCAAAGACGTAGCTCATGCCGCGGCCTTCCGTGCCGGCACAAAGATTCGCGGATTAGTACCCACCAGCTCGCGTTGAATCGCGCGCATCAACGGGTACGCCGCTTCACCGATCGCATCATCAAACGCGCGTTCCTTACGGGCCTGCGCATCAGCCTCAAGCTTGTCCAAGCGATCCGCAGGGCTCACGCCGTTGCGCAGCTCCCAAGCCCGCAACTCAAAGTCCCTAACAACTCGATCATCCCACTCGCTCATCGGGACACGACCAACCAACTGCTCAACCTCATGCGTACCGTTATCAACCACCTGGTACACGGCGAAATACATGCCCCCCTCGTTGAAGCTCGACTTCAACGGCGGGTCAAGTTCCGCCAACCTCGCGGCGATCCGCCCCGCCTGCCCGGAAACAACGTATTCCCGGCCATCACGACCGGAAACAATCTGATCCAAGCTGACTGGGCTGATCTCCATGCGAGAACCGACGGGCTAACCCGACGCCCAAGAGGGCGCCGGGGTTGCCACAATCGACTGCTTAGATGGCGTCGTCTGCGCAGTTGATGATCTTGCCGGTACGACCCGGATCAAGAGCAGCAATCGTGCAGTGGTAGCGATACCAAGCCTGCCACGCGCTTACCTTGCGGCCAGCCGTCGATGAGTCCTTCAACTCAATGAGGGCGCCGTTGCCGGCCTCTGTCTCAAGGAAGCCAGGAGCCGTAAGCTGAAGCACCTTGAGGGCGTCCTTGCTTAGAGCGAACACTGTCTTCTTCGGGCAGTCGTCGTCAATGACGCACTCGACGCCGTTGACCTCAATCATCCGGTAGCCGGCGTGAATGTCGACTGCCTTCTCGTTGAGGTACTGACGCTTGCTGGCGAACTCGTCAGCAAGACGACGACGAATACCACGCGTCGTCAGGTACGTGTCAATGTCGCCACGGCCACGCGCACCAACACGGTCGTAAATCTGCTCAAAGAGCGATTCACCAGCCGTTGCCGATGATGCGTCAAGAACCTGACCGTTCCACTCTTCGTACGTCGAAGAGTCGATGCCGTGCAGGGTGCGAGCGGTTCCAGTGATTGACTGAAGCCCCTCAATCTCGTTGCCGTAGTTGCCGGTAACAACAAGGCCAACCGCCGACGTGACGCTTAGGTTGCCGCCGCCATCCGCCAGCGAAACAACGCCGGTTGAGCGAACAATGCCGGTAATCTCGCGGCGTGAGCCGTTCGTTACCGCAGTACCAGTGGACAGGGTTACAACGTCAACCAGGTCGCCAACCGTCAGGTACTGAGCCGAAGCAACAGTAATGTCGGTTGAACCTGATGATGTTGCGGAGCAGGTAGCCAGCGCGCCCGTTGCCGGGTTGTAGAACTGACGGTTGATGTCCTTGCTCAAGTCGGTGGCGACGTTACGCATCTTCATCGTCACGACCTTCTCAAAGGCACCCTCGTTGTTCTTGCTTGCTTCCTCGATCGCCTCAGTCCACTCAAGCGCGTAGTAGTTGTAGCGCACGTAGACCTTCGCGTCCTGGATGACTTCGCTGATCGCGGTTGGCAGCTCGGCACCGTCGGTACGCGAACCGCGCCCGAGGGCACGACGAAGCGTTACGGGGAACCGGGCGTACTTACCACTTGTGTCGGTGACAGCTTGTTCCTTAGCCAGCTTGTCACGCAGGAACGACTTGTCGTTGAGTGCGCGAACAGGAGGAAGCGTGTAAAGCTCCTTCAGCAGCGCACCGTGAGTTGTGAGATTGCTCGTCTGAGCCATGTCAATACCTCTTTCGGATTATTGGGAGTTAGCAGTAGCCGTGCGACGTTCCCGATAAAGCCTCTCGGCTTCCTCAAAGGATTCGACCGGTGCAGCGGACGTGGAAGCCTGACCCGCCGGCTCCGCCGGCGACGGTTGATCGGGCGCACCGTCAACAAACGCACTTTGCGCCTGGCCGGTAATCCCCTCAATGAAGTCGTAGGCGTCACTGATCGGCGTGTCGGAGTCGGCAACAAACTTCAATGCCAAATCCCGCAGCCGTGCCTGCTCATCCTCTGAGAAAGGCTTACCGTGACGTTCCTCAACTTCACTCCACTCGGCCTGAAGACGCTTTGTCTCCTCAGCCTCAACCGAAGCGAACAACTCGCGTTCCTCCTGCGAGTTCTTCCACTCACGCAGCTCGGCAACTTCGCTTTCCAAACCGGTAAGCGGGCTTGCCTCAACGTCACCGTCAGCTACTTGAGCTGAAAGGTCAACGCCAACCTGCTGCGCCAAGTCCATCAAGGCACCTTGCGCGGTTGATTGATCCGCCAGAGCGTCAGCAAACGACAGAAGTGCGCCCAACCCTTCCGGGTCAAGCTGATTCAGTCCCAAATGCTCGTATGGCTCCCAGCCCTTGCGGTACTCGGCAGCCTCCTGCAACTTGGTGTTGACGTTCCGGTCGATGTCCTTAGCGATCCGCTCAACCTCTGAGCGAATAGCGGGATCATCAATGGCATTTAGGTCGTAAAGACCTTCGTAACCGTCCTGCTGGCCCTGACCCTCAAGGGGCTGTACCTCGGACTCATTCGCAACCGGCTGGCCCTGACCCTCGGGGGGCTGTACCGCCTCAGCGTCTAGTGAAGTTTCGTCGATCATTAGGCAGCGTTGCGCCTAGCGGTCATTTCAGCCTGCGCCTGATCAAAGCTGTACGGATCAGGCTTCTCGCCCATTTCGTCGCCAGCACCGTCAAGCTTGCTTGCCTCTTCCTGCGCCATGTTGAGGTGATCGGCAAGCTCCGCGTACTTAGGGTTGTCGCCAATCTTTTCAAGGATCGCGCCGATGGCTTCCTCAAGCATGTTGAGCGTGTCAGGGGTCAGCTCGCCGGCAGCCATTGACTCCGGGGCGGAACCCATTGATGGTTCGGGGGAACTAGCTGATTCAGTTTTCATAGGTTCTATGTTCCTTACTGTGTCGATTGGGTTGGTGGAATCTGCGAATCCTGCGCAGGCAAGGGGTTGCCGGACGGTGCAGTAGGCACCGTTCCAGGTGGCGGAGGCGGCAAGCTCGGGTCGCCGCCAGGGACGGGCGGCGCGAGGGCGGCCATTGCCGTTTCGTGATCCCGAATGTGCTGCACATACACCGCCTGCCGTGGCTCCGGCAACGTGAGGAACCGGGCAGACTTAGCAAAGTCCTTATGGCCGGCAACGTGCGCGGCGTGATTGTCCATTTCGCGGACAACCAAGTCCTGATTACGCAGGAACTCAGCGTTCTCGCGCGACACCTGCTGCACGTCGGCGCTGTACGACTGCACCAGCCGCTCAAGGCCACCGACCTGCATGTCCCGAAGAGTGCGGGACAATGCGGAGGCATCAACCGGCACGCCGTACTGGAAGAGCATGTTCAACACGTCACGGATCGCGGCCTGCTTTGCAGCAAGTGACCTCGGGAACGTGCTGTTTGCAATCACGTTGATCGTTGGCACCTGGTACGACTCGTTAGCGCGGAACGTGCCAACGTCCGTAATGCCATCCTCGCCAACGATCACGACGATTCGCTCATCCGTGTAGTACCTGGCCTGCAACTCAACGGTTTGCTGACCAACTTTTGCCAACGCGATTTCCATTGCCTCAACGTCCGGGCCCAGGCGCGTAGCGTCCTGCTCCTGCAACAGTGAGATAGCTGACGCGGCAGTAACACCCGCCGGCACCGTGCCGTTGGAAACCTCGTACTGGCCGCTGATTTCCTTCAGCGCCTGTTCCATCTGTTGAACGAGCGTGAACACGTAGTTCGGCATGGCCGGCGGCGACAGATACTGCGGCAACTGCGCGGGCGACACCGCGTTGTGACGAATCTGCTCACCGGGAACGCCGGAATACTCAACGCCCGACAAGCGATCGAGCAGCATTGCCGGGTTGCCGAAGCGTGAAGCGTTCTCAGCAATCTGAGACTCAAGCTTGTTCAAGCGGGCCTGAATCGGTCGCAGGTGCGTAACAACCGCATCGGGCCAGAACCGGCCAGGAACGGGGATGCCACCGAACATGACGTACGGCAAGCCAGCCGCATACTCGTTCGGCCCCTCATACAAGCATCCCTCGGCGCCGGCGCACCAAACGACGCGGCGCCCGTGCGGGCAAGTTTTGCTGGGACGCTCCCAAAGTTCATAAACGCGCACGCCCAGCTTCTCGCCGGTAGCCATGTCAACGCCGTGCGAATGGAAGCGCGACTCGACAACACCAACCTGCGAGGCAGTGTCAGCCGGCACGCGCACGCCGTAGCGTTCCTCAACGTAATCAGGGGAGCGAACAGACTCTTCAATGATCCACTGCGCATCCTCAAGGGATGTAGCCAGCGGATCGGGGTAAATGTCAAACGGGGAACGCACCGAATGCGCAACGTCACCGCCACCAATCTTCTTGCTTCGCACCCCGTCAATGCCCTGAAGCTCCGGCATTTCACCCGGACGCAGCGGCTTACCGGTCTGCGGATGCTTAATGGAACTGCCGTCAGAACCAACCAGCACGTCAACGCCAGCGCCAACGGTGGAATCCCACACCGTCTTCACAAAGCCGGCGCCACAAATCCGTGACCACGTAACCGCCTGGCGCCGCAACGCCGCAATGTTGAAGTGGTCGTAATCCCACTCAAGCAACCTGACCGCAGCAAGCGCGTCAGTGACAGCCGCATCATCGAGCTGGCGGGGGGTAGCGCCCCATGCTGGCCGCGACTTAGTGAGCTTCGCAACCTCAGTACGGACGATTGGCTGCACGCGATTGTCCGTAATGATCGTTCGCATCTTCACGCGAGGCTTGTAAAGCCCTCGGCCATCCCAAGCAACCCACTGATCGCCCTGGAAGAACGCCAGGTTCATAAACCACTCGGGCTCATACATCCGCCTGGAACGCTGCGCTTGCTTCAGCCGCTTCGCTGCGCCGCCCTTACCGAGCTTCATGTAGGTCGCATCAACCGCGCCCGAAGCTGGTTGAGGTGTGTTTGGCTGCTCCGGCTGGTTAGCCATCCACAAGTCCAATCAGATGCGACTCGTCCGGCTCAACTTCATCGTCAAACGCAGCAACAGCGGCGACGCCGGGAAGGGGGGGAGGGTTGTCTGCAATCAGGCCAGGTGACTGAATACGCGTGTTTAGCTCCCAGCGTTCCTTCGACCAGGCGGAACGCTCCGCAGCAGCTTGACTTAGCAACTGACTGATCTGTTGGTCGCGGCGAATGTCCCGCAACAGCATTGCCGCAGCAAAGATTCCGGCGACCAGCAACGCGACGACAGCAACCATCAAGCATCCTTCGTCGCGTACCGCGCCTTGCGCGGACGCGCCGGCGTCTTTTTCGGCGTCACCTTCTCAATGTTCAACTTCACCTCACGCTGCGCAGGGCGCTGATGCAAAGTGTCCTCAAGCTTCGATGCGTAGTTCTCAGCTTCCTCAGCGCGCTGACGCAACTGCTCCACCTCATCGGTCAGGTGATCAATGCGGCCCGACTGCTCCGGCAGCATTTGATAGCCGGCACGAATGCAGTCCTCACACATGACAACCCATTCAACGTGCGGGCCTCGCGGAACGGACGGATCAACTTCGGCGCCCTCAATGCCGGCGGCGTAGTCAACGTGAATGCGGTCGGGGTACTGTCCGTAACAAGCGGCGCAGGCGACCGGGGCGTGCGCAGCGATTCTAGGTTGAGCCATACCGAAACACTGACCACAACGTCGATCTAGGTTGAAGGTTTCTTATCCCCAAGCTGACCGCGGCGCAAGATCGCTTTCCTCTGAATAGCCCTAACCGCAGCAACACTCGTTGGAACAGGCTCGCCCCACGCAGCAAACATCAGAGCGAAACGGGTTGGTTCGCCATTGGGTTTCGTCAACGGCGGAAGGTCAGATCGGCCAGCGAACCGAAGCGCCCATGCAATCCAGCGTTTCTTATCAGCCGGCGAAGCCTTAGAGAAACTTTTTACACCCGGCTTCAGGTTGGCTCCCTCGGTGCGCTTGTAGAACGCGCGACCCGCCGCTGTAAGACCGCCCTTTGGGTCTTTTAGACCTGGAATGGGTCTACTTCTTTTTGCCGAACGGCTTGGCGTAAGGAATCGTTGTGCGAACCTTTCCGCCACTAGGCATCTTGCCCGGAAGTTTCGGATACGCACTTGAATCAGTCTTTGCCGCGGCACTTGCCTTAGCAACCGTCTTCACAAAATCAGTCCCGCCCTTCGGCATCGGACGCGGCTCAATCTTCGCCGTCGGCCCCTTCCCCTTCACAGGCGTCACCGGAGTCTTAGAACCAGACGGAGGACGCTTCGCCGGCTTCGGAGCCTTAGCAGGACGATCGCCAGAAAGATACTCGCCAGTCTTCATTGCGCCGCCACCACCGAATACGCAACATGACCATTCACAGCCGTCGCGCCACCCAAAGTCAACACCAAATCATCGCCGCCAGCAACAGTCGCCAACACCGGCACATCCTGCGTGCCTGACACCGACACAGAACCCTGCGCAGCAGTCAAAGCCATAGCGCCAGACAACAGGGTCGCCTCCGACTTCCACTGAGCCGTCACAGTACCCGACGCCACCAGCACATACGAATACACCAGCACACGCTGGCCGGCAGGAACCGCAATCACAATGTTGGCGCCCGAAGCCGAAGCAGCAACCGGGGCATTAAGAACACGCGTCTCCGCGAAAGCCATACTCATAAATCAAACACTAAGCACACTGCTGATCCAGCTCAATCAAACTGCCCCGGCCCAATCGACGACGACAACGGAGCATCCGAACCAGCACGCGCCTTAGCCACATCCTGCGCCAACAACCGCTCCAACCTCGACCGCCCATCAGCCGCCGGCGCCACCTCAGCAATCGGCAACGCCATCACCAAATACCGCAAAGCATCCAACAAGTGATCATCCCGCTTCACAGGACGCTCCGGCGCCGCATCCTCAGACCGCCCCACACGACTCCACCGATAACGATTGAACTGCTCAACCAACACCTCACACCCCGCGCCAACATGCAAGCGATCAGTCGCCAACAACCCACGAATCGCATTAATCCCCGACCGCACATCATTATTGGACGCACGCGTCAACATGCCCGCCTCGTGATAAGCCTGCTGATCAGTTTTCCCCGTCTGCGCATCAATCTTCGCCACAGCCGGATCAGCCATAAAAATCACCTGCGGCAACCCCAACGACGCCTCCATCTTCTGCGCCTCCCGAGCAACATCCGAAATCACCGTTCGCTCCAACGCAAGCTCGGGAAACACCCACAACCCATCCTCATCCAACGCGCCCCACAACACACCCGCCATGTGCCGAAACCCCGGATCAAGCCCGCCCAACACAACCTGCGGCTTACCCAACAAATGCTTCAACACCTCATCATCCGGCACCACATGCCGCGTCAACGAGAAATCCCCAACGATGCGCCCCGAGAACGACACAAACTTACCGAACCTACGCGCCTGCCGCTCCTCATCCGTCTTCGCCGCAGCCAACGCCGTCGCCTTACCATCATCATCCAACACCGGATTATCGTCCTGCGAAACCGTCGTCAAATAAATCGGGCCCACATCCAAATCCGCAAACCCCTCACCAAGCTCCGGGTTAGCCTGCTGCTGCAACCACGGGTAATACAACTTGTCGTAAACCCAAGTCATGCCATTCAACGGCGTGAACGTCAGCAAGCAATCCCCATTGAAATCCACCAGGCGCTGCATGCACTCCGTATAAATGTCGAAACCATGATCATTCGTTGGTTCCTCGTCAAAGTGAACGCGATGCAACGCCGTGCCCTGAAACACATCAACATCCATGTTCTGCGTCATAAAACTAATCGTCGACCCATTCTTGAAATGAATCACGCTGTATTCCTTGTTTAACGCCTTATCCACCGAGTTGCCAACAAGCTGCCCGCGCGGAGTCCACTTACGAAACACCGGCAAATGAATCTGCTCAACCGCCCGCTGCGACACCGCCACCAGGTACATGTTGATAGGCGGCTCCCACCGCTTATACGCCTGCAAATGCGGCGGCACCGCATCCCGATCAATGCAATCAATGATGTTCGCCAAATCCCCACCAGTCGTCTTCCCCGACCGGTTGCCACCAACAAACAACCGATACTTCACCGGCCTCCCGTCACGCTCCCACCTGGACAAGAAATGATGCTGCGGCAAATGAGGCACCCCCGACCCCGAAGGATCAAGCGGATCAAAGCGCCACAACGGATTGTCCTGATGCCCGCCGGCCATTTCAGCCATCGCCCGCAGCGCCGCCCGGCGCTGATCGGGCGCTAAACCATCAAACACCCCCTGATCAAGCTCAAACCTAGTCACAACAACTCAATCGACCGCAACGACGACTGAGGCACAAAAAACGCGGCACGCGGAACATCCTCACGCCAGAACGCCGGCGACTTAGCCTCAACGCCCGGCAACCAACCCGCAACCCGAAACGACGGCATCGCCCCAACCACCAACACAAACACCTGATCATCACTATCCCGACGGTGACAAATCAACGAGGCGTCAAAGCGGCGCGAATGACGAACCTGATGACCTGCCACATCACCATCAGCGCGATCCTCCGCCGCCGAATCCTTCGCACTCCAATAAACACCAAGCAGCTTCGCAACCGCCAACTCAGCCGCCGCAGCCTCAACATCAATAGTCCAATAATCCCCTCCCGCGGCAGCACCATAAACCTCCCGAGCCTTCGCGCCCAAAGCCCACAAACGACGCTCAACGCCCACAAGGGCCGCAGCTCGACACTCAGCGCGAGACAAAGAAACATCCACACACACAGACTGAGACATCAGACGATCCGCGCACCCTTCAACATCGCCAAAGCCGACACAGCCATACACACCGCATCCGCCTCATCCTGCAAATCACCCCGATAACCAAGCTGCCGGGCCCGCTCCAACACCGCCGGCTTAGAAGCATGACCATGCCCACACACCTCCGCCTTCCACTCACCCGAAGTCAACTCCACAACCGGGCACCGAAGAGAAGCAAAAAACACCTCCATCACCACGCCCACCAAAGTCAACAACCGGAAATCCGGGCGAACAATCAACGGATTCTCAACCACCACCGCACCCGGCAGAAACTCATCCTCAACAAGCCCCAACCGAGCCACCAACAACTCACGAACCCCAGCCAAACGCTGCGCACCCTGCTGCCGGCCAACAACACCCGTATCAACACTCCAAGCCAACACATCACCAACCGAAGAAACCGCACCAACCGCAATCAACCCCGACCGAACATCAACCCCCCACGCCCAATCAGGACGACTCATCAACCGCCGCCTCCGCAACGCGAGCATCAATACGCCGCCGCTGCTCAATCTTCTTCAACCGCGTAATCTCCGCCGACGCCGAACCCTCAGTGAACTCCCCAAACTCCAAAGACTCACCCTCAGCCTCCCGCAACTTACGAATCAACCACAACTGCTTCGACGTAGCCGGGCCATGCGGCCAACCAAACCAACTCACAACGAATCCTCAACACGTCGAGCAGCATCAACAAAGAAAGCGCGCATAGCCAACTGCACATCCCAATAGTTCGCCGCCACACCCTCCGGCGACATCACCTGCAACCGATCGCCAAGCACACGCTGCACGACATAACGGGGCGAACCCTCCACAGGCGCCTCAAACTCGCTGCCATCAGGCACAGGCAACACCTGGCCGTGCAGCGGGCCACCAACGAATAGCAAGCGGCGACCCATCAACGGCCCCGCATCAAAGCCATAAGGACGATAAAGCCCAATACCGCGACCCATGCGCCAATCTCTCTCAGCATGGCAGCGAGTGTTTCAGATGTGTCGGACGGGACGAAAGTGTCAGTCTCACAAGGGGGTGTTTGGATCGGGGCCGGGGGTGATACACAGGAGCGGGGCCGCCGTCTGCCGCCCCCCCCTGGGGGGTGGCCGGCGGTCGCCGCGAGTGGTTCCGGCTCAACCTCTCATCCCTTGGCCTCATCACGAACGGGCACGCCGAAGGCGTGCGCGACGTGTAGCTGTTGTTGTTGCGGGCTTCAGCTCTCTCTGGTCGAGCGAAGCGAGCGGTCGGGGTGGGCGGGCGGGGCGGGCCAGCGGCGCGGCAAGCTGCTGCTGCTGCTGTCGTGTGCAGCATTGGGGCTCAGAACCTCGGCGGCGTCTGGGCTTCTCTGCTGTCGTGGCGATAGCATGCAAGCATCTGCTCGACTCTGTTACACGCGCGCGCGAGACGGGCCGCGGCGCGTGTCTCGGCGCCTGTTTGCTGCTGCCGGCATTTGCTCAACTTGGCTAGTTGGTCGAGCTGGTGCGAGCTGGTGCGGTTGCTCGATCACCTGGCGTTGGGTTGGTGATCCGCTGGCGTCGAGCTGGTTTTGTCTTTGGTGCTGGTTGTTGGGTCGAGCTGCTGCGAGCTGGTCGAGCTGGTCGAGCTGGTTGGGCTCGGCTTTGCGGGTGTTGGCGGCTTGTGAAACTTTTGTTTCCTTTGTTGCTTCTGTCCGGTGTCTGCTTTAGTGTCAGATGTGTCACTACTACTGAAGGGGGCAGGGCATGCAGGCAAGCATCGAGCAGGACGGCGGCGGGATCGTCGCGGTGTGGTTCATTGACCAACTGGGCGAGCATGGGAAGGTCGAGCAACTGACGGCGCCGGGCGCCTGTTTGGTTGTGGCGCTGCGCAAGCTGCGCGCGGAGCTGATGTTGCAGGGCTGCGACGTGTTGCGCGGCGTCGGTCACACTTCGCGCGGCGAGCTGGGCGCGCTGGTGTTGGGCGCTGGTGTTGTTCATGATTTGTTTGGCGTCGGGGTGGCAGCATGACGGCTCACGATCTGCAAGTGCAGGCGCGGCGGCTGGCGGTGCTGGTTGCTGGCGCGGTTGCGTCGGGCGTTGATCCGGCGGCCAACTCGACGGGCGCTGAGGACTTTGCGCAGCTCCTGCGGGAGTGTGTGACGGGCGAGCGGCGGTTGGGGCGGTTTGCTGCGCTGACGCGTGCGGAGGACGGCGGCGCGGTGTTTGTTTACGCGTCGTTTTATGACGGCACGCTCGTCGAGGCGTTGGAGCTTGGCAAGCGGCACGCGGGTAACGATGTGTTTAGCGAGCTGCCGTTGGGCGTGCTGGACTTGGATCTCGGTTTGCGGCTCGACGAGGCGCACGCGGTTGCGCATGGCGGCTCTTGGGTTGCGTGCGTTCCTCACTGCGTCACGGTGTCGGCATGACGGCGCCGGAGGAGCTGGCGGCGTTGACGGTCGATGAGCATTTGGCGGCGGGGTCGAATCCGTTTGACGCTGTGTCTCCGTCGGGCGTTGACTGGCCTGCGGTCTTTGCCGCGACTGCGAGCGAAGAGCTGCAAGCGTGGGTCGAGCTGGCAGGCGGGACGGCGCTGCTTTATTGGCGGGCTGCGTCGGCTGCGGCTGAGCTGGCGCGGCGTGCGGCACGGGTGACGGCATGAGGGCGCCGGTGGTCGATTGCGGCGAGCTGGTGCGCGTCGAAGGGCGGCGGGCATGATTGGGCTCGCGGTGTGGGTGGCGTTTGGCTTGCTTGGCTGCTGCGGCATGTGGGCGCTGGCGCGGCTGATGCGTCGGCGCGGCTGGGGCGGCGAGGCGGCGTGCACGTTCTGCGAGGCGTGGGGCGTTTGGGACGACACGGGCGGCGGCGTGCTGGCGTGCGACGCGTGCGAGCTGCTGGGGGCGCCGTGCGTCGTTGACTGGGCTGCCGGTGACGCGAGCTGCGGCGGGGCGTGCGATGACTGCGGGCGCTGGTTTGATCCGGGGGCGCCTGGCGGCTTCTCGGACTGTGACGGCGTGGGGCGCGTGTGGTCTGTTCACGAGCAGGTTGTCACGGGGATTTGCGCGCCGTGGACGTGTTGCACGGCTTGCAGGCTTGCGCGCTGGCAGCGCGCAGCACCTGTCGACCGCGCGGCGGTTGGGGGGGTGGTCGACTGATCGAGCGGGGCGGTTTATTTGTGGTCGCTGCTGTTGCTCACGTTGGCACTGGCGGCGACTTGCACGGCGTTTTTATTCATTAGGACTATTTAGGGGGTTTTGTTGTGACTGTGGAAACTGTGACTGATTGCAGGGTGTATGTGTCGAGCTGGTGTCTATACAACTCGGGCTCGTTGGCTGGTGAGTGGGTCGAGGTGACGGGCGACGAGGACGAGCTACGCGAGGAAGTGGCGCGCGTGCTGCTTAAGTACGGCGGGCCAACTGCTGAAGAACCGTTCTGCGGCGACCTGGAGGGGTTTCCGCGCTACATGGTGGGCGACCTGCTCGACGTGGAAACGTTTTGCGGGTACGTGCGCGAGCTGGAAGAGTATTTGCAGCACGGTGAGCGGGGAGAGTTTGACGCGTTTATCGGCAACAACTCGTTGACGGGCGACGAGCTGGACGGCGCCGGCGACGCGTGTTGCGAGGCGTTTATTGGTTCGTTTCGGGACTCCGGCGAGCTGGTTGAGCATCTGATTGACGAAGGGGTGTTCGAGCCTCCAGTCAAACCCGAAGGACATCGGGGGTTGTGGCTTGGGGACTACATCGACGCTGATCGCGTGGGGTGGGATTTGGAGTGCGGCGGCGACGTGTGGAACGACGGCGCGTTGTGGTTCTGGTCGACCGTTCAGTAGGTGTTGCGCGCGGCTTGGTGGCCGTGGTTCCGGTTCGATTCCGGGGCGCGCATTGCTCACAATACCGTGGGCTATTGAAGGGAGAACCAAAGATGATTGCAGTGTTACCGAAGGGGAGTAAACCAACAAAGGGCGCGTCTAGTGACGGCACGCGCCCGATACTGAACCGCGGCGAGCTGGTCGAGCTGGGCGCTGGTGAGTGGGTGCTTGTTGTCACCGATAGCTATAAGCTGGTGCGCATTCCGCTCGACGTTAAAAAGTGGGGCGGGACGCCGGAGCTGGTCGCTGGGCCAGTGTCAGCGGACGCGCTGAAGGCGATTGAGAAGAGCGGCGCGTTTACTGCGGGCGCTGAGTTGGTGGCGCCGTGGCAGCGGCATAAGAACGGCGGTTTTTTGCCAGCGGATGGGGCGCCAGCGTTTGAGCGGGCCGGCGGCGACTGCGAGGGGCAGTTTCCTAACGTCGAGCAGTTGATGCCGGACGGCGAGATTCTCTACCGGTTTGGGTTTAATGCCGCGCTGTTGTTGGAGCTGGTGCAGTCTGTCGGGCCGGTAGGCAAGTCGGGGAGGGGTGCGACGGTGGTTTTTGAGTACCGTGCGCGCAACTTTGACGCGCAAGTGAATGTTCACGCGACGACTGTGAGCGTTGGCGAGCGTCGGGACGTTGGGCTCATGATGCCGATACGCGTTCATGAACCAGCGGTGGCGGACTCGGTGTTGCAGGATGCGATCGCGGCGGCGTATCGTGAGCATGATGCGGTGGCGGATGAGGCGCTGGCGCCGGTCGACGTTGATACGGCTGCGTCGGTTGACGTGAACGCTGTGTTGGACTCGGCGGTGACAGCATGATTGCCGCGACGATTGGTAAGGGCGTCGGGTACGCGATCAGCGTAGCGGCGTCGCTGCTGGTGCTTGCGTTGATTGAGCTGTGGGGCGGTGGTTCGCGTGGCTAATCTCGGGCGAGACTTTGATTACGAAGAGGAGCATCTGAACAGTGGCGGCGTGCGCGTGTCGTGCGGTGATGATTACGTTGACGTGACACCGGACATGTATCCTGAAGATCCGCGCGTTGATTGGGATTGCTGGATAGGTCGAATGGCGTGCCATCATTCGCGGTATTTGATTGGTGACGACGACACGCTGAAGGGGTGGCGCGATTGCGACACGCTCCGCGATGTTGTGACCTGGTGTCGGGACAACTACGGCGCGAGCGTGGTGCTTCCGTTGTACTTGTACGATCACGGCGGCATTAGCCTCAGTTACGGTGGGTCGCTGAAGGGTGACGGCTCGGACGTGGTAGCTGCCGGCGGTTGGGACTCCGGCATTGTTGGGTTTGTGTTTGACGACGCTGAACGTATGCGTGTGCATGACCTTGACGATGCTGACGTGTTGTCTGCGTTGCAGGGTGAGGTGCTGACCTATAACCAATACTTGAGCGGTGACGTTTGGGTAATCAACGATTCACGCGACGACATGGGCTGCGTGGGCGGTTTCTACGGCTTCGATGAAGCTGTCGACGAAGCGGTGCATGCGTTGCGTGGGCGTTGGTGGCGCGACGTGGAAGCTGAAGCGCGCGTCATGGACTGGGCCCGCGGGATGGGTGACGCGCTGCGACTTGCTGAATCGTTGGCAGGGGGTGCAGCATGACTACGGTGCATCACTTGCGCAGCTACTACACGCCGGAAGAGGTTGAGGTGTTTATTCATACGCTAAACCGGTCGCTGCCTGACGTTGACGACGATGAGCTGCGCGAGCGGCTTGCGTTGTTTGTGTTCGACTGCGGGTTGATCATGCGGCGGGTTGCTCAGTTGGGGCTTGTTGACGTTGACGATTTGCCGGGCGGTGCAGCATGACTTGGTTCCGTAGCGGCGACCGCGTGTTTGACGAGTCGGACGGTCGCGCGGGCGAATACCATGTTTCATGGATGGCCGGCGTTCCTTCGGTGATCTACGACGATCAACCGGGGGTCTACACGCTGCTCGACGAAGAGATGCAGCTAGTGCATGAGTGCGATAGGTCGATCAGTTGGGGCGACCTCGCGCGGTTTGATCATGCGCAGCAGGTGAGGGTGTTCGGATGGTGCAGTTGTGAAGACTGCGAACCGGGCGGACAACCGTACGAAGACTGTCCAAAGAGGGAACAGGGAGGGGTGTTTACACGATGAAGAAAGTGAAGCGGGTGCCTGCGCACTACACGGTGATACAGGTCAACGAATACGAGGCGGTTCTTGACGAGCTGCTTGAGCATGCAGATTACGACGAAGTGAGCTGGGGCGCGTTGGCCGGCTACCTTGCTGACTGCGCACATTTCATGCGGTGCGCAGCAGAGGGCGGGTTGGTTTACGCGTCGCAGTTGGGGTCGACACCGGTGACGTTGGAAGACGTGCAACCGGTTAAGTAGTTGGGCCTCGACCTGGCCTTGACCTGGCGTGCAGTTTGGCGTCAGGTTTCGGCCTGTTAATCCTAGGTAACTGTTACGAAGTGCAGTTTCCCGCCGAAGGCGGGACAAACCATTAGTTGTTGAACTCAGCACGGCGCGACCGTGTTTTTTTACGCTCCAAAGGAGCTTCTGAGTGAACGCCGCAGCAAGACAACTCTGCAACCGGACGTAGCGGGGGCCGCTAGTGGATTGGGGTTGCTGGTTTGGCTTGGGGTCTGTGTTGACTGGGCTGCGATCTGCGCTTACGCGCATCGCAGCGGCCTGTTGTTGCTTACTGACCGGGCCGTTGACCTGTTTTTGAGTGTATCAGATGTGTCAAGACACAACCGGTCGGGACACTAGCCAACCGTTGCTTTGCAGCTCTTCAATCAACGCTGCTGCGTTGTCTGTGCTACTGCGAATCTGGATTGCTGCAACCGTGTCGGATCGCACCGCGAGCAGATCAAAGCCGCCGGCTTTGCCTTGATTGTCAAGGAAGTTTTTAACCGCGTCCGTGTTGAGGCGGGCCATCCACGTTAGAAGCTGTCGGCTCCAGGTGTCGGTGGTGGTGGGTAGCAGGTCAGTGACCTGGTTGACGTTGATTTCAAGGGCGACGAGGATGCGTGCGAGGCGCTGCGGCTGCGGTTTTATACCGGTGCCGTTTTCTAGTCGGTGGATAGTGGAGCGGCTTACGTTGGCGCGTGTCGCTAGGTCGTTCATGCTGATTGCTTGGTGTTGGCGCGTGAGCCTAACTAGGGCTCCGAGTTCAACGAAACCCCCTGTTGTGTCAGTCATGTCAAGGAACCTTAGCAGCCCGACAACACGGGTCAATGCGTATTTATACGCGTCAACTTTTGTAGTGTGTCCGTTGTGTCAGCTATGGTGCCGCGCATGGAAACGGAAGACACGTTCTCGGGCCGGCTGATTACCGCGATGACCAACAGCCGTGTCTCCCCGATCGAGCTGAGTGCCGCCACCGGCGGCGCGTTTAGCGCGAGGACAATCTTTCGCTGGCGGGCAGGACACACCGCGCCAGGTATTGAGGCAATCCCGATTTTGTGTGAGCAACTAGAGGTTTCAGCCGACTGGCTGCTCGGGTGTATTCAGTGCACTCACGGTACACAAACATTTGTGTTGACAAATCAAGTTGTGGCGGGTACAAACCCCGATACTTCATTAACCGAAAGAGGCACCTAATGACACAGAAAGACGGTGCCGCTGACACAGCCGCACCCGAACCAACAGTCGATCGCGGCGAACACGGTGAAGGCGTCCTCGGACGATGGGAACCGTTTACGGACGCGGAGCAAATGATTCTCCGCGAATGCGTCAGAGAGTTTGTCGACCGCGTACTGCATCAAGCCGGACAGGACTTGATTGATCCGGAGTACCGCGACGACGCGGCACTAACCATGCTTGGCGCCGCGAACATGATGTGCGAACTGGATGAGGCCCGCGGCGACGTGACCCCCAACTACGAAGTGTTTGCAATGTCAGCGCAGCTAATCAGTAACGGCAGGTACGCGGAAACGCTGAAGGAAATGTCGGACACCAGCGCAGAGGACGAAGACGATGCCAGCAAGTAGCGTCGCCGGCATCCCCGAACGCCTCGCACTCGTTGGCGGGATGGGCGCCGGCAAGACACACGTAGCGCAGCTTCTTGAGCAGCGAGGATGGACACGCCTAAGCTTCGCCAAGCCACTGAAGGCAGCAGCCGCCGAACTGATGGATAAGCCCAGCCGTGAGCTGCTGCAAGCACTCAGTGAGGTGACGCGCAACGTCGAGCCACACCCGCTGGTCGAGGCAATGGCACAGCGTCTACGTGAGCTTGACGAAACCGCCACGTTTGAGCGGCAGCCAATCAACCTGGTAGTTGATGATGTTCGCTTCCCCGACGAGGCCCGCATGTTGGAGGATGCCGGCTTCACTGTTCTTCGCGTGGTTGCCCCATCCGAAGTTCGCTGGAAGCGATGCACGATGAACGGTCGGGCCCAGAACCGCGGGCAGTTCTATCACCAGTCAGAGATTGCGCTACGCAACTTCTCGTTTCCTGAGTTTCGCAACTACCGCCCCGGCTCACCACTAGGTCTTAATGATCAGGAGCTGCTGAAGCTGGTTGCGCAAGCAGCGGAGGGAGTAGCAGCATGAGCTTCACTCTTGTCGACGTTAACTACATGTCGCCGTCGCAGGCGTCAACGATGGTCGGATGCGAACGCAAGTGGTGGCATTCGTACGTTGACGGAATCAAAGAACCCAGCAGCGAACCGCTTGCTATGGGGGGCGGCTTTGCCCTCGCTTTGGAAGATCAAGATGTTGACGCCGGGCTGCGCGAGTACGTTGCGCGCCGGCCAGCGATGAGCGACTGGATTGATGCAAGCCTTTACGAACGTCAGGAATGGATTGGTCGCGCAACCATCATGCGCGCTTTCGACGGGTACACGTTCCGTTGGCCGGATGTTGACGTTGAACGCGAAGTGACATACCTGGTGAACCTGCCGGACACTGAGCGACTGCTGCAATGCCGCGTCGACGGCGTACATCCCGAGTATCAGATTGAGGACAAGCTTCGGTCAGGTACGGCAATGCGATCGGACGCGTTGGAGAATGAGGTGCGGCAGGGCTTCCAACTTACCGCTGAGATTTACGGCAGGTGGCGCAGCACCGGCGAGCTGGTGCCCGTGCATCTGCGATGCGTTAAGAAGTGCGACCCGCGCAAATACAAAGAATGCCAATCATTTGATGAGGTTAATGAAGTGGCCGCGGCACACTTTGATCAGGAGGCAAGTTTTCAAGAGTTTGTTGCCACGCGCACCGTTGATCAGCTTCGCGAGTTTGAGCGTGACGCCGTTGAGCTATGCAGGCGCGCAGACCGCCTCGGCGCGAGCGACACGCCTGCCGGCGCGAAGAACACATCGAACTGCCACGCGTACGGGCGAGCGTGCCCGGTACTTGATCTTTGTCAGGGAATGTCAACCGAGAAGGGAAACGATGGGACTACCAACTAAAGCAACGAAGAACAGTGCAGAAAGCATGTCAGCCGACAGGCTGCGCGCAGTGATTTACGGAAGGCCGGGCGCCGGCAAGACAACACTTGCCGCCGGCTGGTATCCAGCAACAAACCTGATCATCGACTTGGAGGGCGGTACACGAATGCTGCCGGGCGAGCATTTTGTGATGCGACCAAAGACGTACTCCGAGTTCATGGCAATCGTCAACGACCTGGTGACAGGTACGCACGACTTCACAACCGTCACCGTCGATACCGTCGACAACCTTGTCCGCATGGCTGACAGTGAGGCCGGCCAGCGCGGAGGGAAGGTTGCCGCAGGGCTCGTCGACTACGGGAAGGGCTTGGCTGACCGTGACGCGACAGTGCTGCGCGACATTCGCCGGCTGCTGTCAACCGACCTCGGGGTGCTGCTGGTTGCGCATCCGACGACCGTGACGGAAGAGAAGGATGGCAAGTCAACGGAGCGGCTGTATCCGCGCATTGATCCGAACGATCGAATCAGGCAGGAACTGCTTGGCCTTGTTGATTTTGTGCTTCACGTTCGCAAGGACGATCACGTAATCCAAACCGGCGGTGATCCGTCGGTTGAAACGAAGCGACGCGTCGACCTGCCGGATGAGGTTTCGGCGGACGCGCGTGAGCTGGCTGTCGCAGTGTCGAAGGGCATTGCGGGGCTTGATGCAACACCAAAGAAAGCTGCCGCGAAAGCGGCAGCGTAACTCGACAGTAAGGGTGGTAAGTAGATGAGTTCGCTTGAGGCAGTTTGGTCAACGGTGGAAACTGGTGGCGGTGAGTTCACCGAAGAGGTGGCACCGCAGCCCGGCATGTACGACGTGTCGATCAGTGAGGGCAAGTTCTTCACTAGCCAGAAGGGTGAGCATGTGATTGTCGTTACGTTCCGTATGGACTCGGGGCAGGCGTGGTCAGATGTTCGCGTTCTTACTCAGAACGGTGAGCCGCAGGAGGGTCGAATCAAGGCGGCGAAGGTGATGCTTTCGCAGCTTGGCATCAACGATGCGGCGCCAAGCAACCTGGACTCGCGCCTCGGGGCGCTGGTTGGTTCACGGTTCAAGGTTGAAGTGACGGCGAGTGATCGAATCAATCAGGTCACGGGTCAGCCGTACATCAGTACGCAGGTTGTTGGTGCTGGCGCACCGGCTGCTGCACCGGCGCAGGATCGCCCGGTTGCCGCTGGCCCGATGCCTCAGTGGGATTCGCAGCCGCCCGCGTCTGCGAAGCCAGCTACTGACGTTCCGTTCTAAGTGCTGGGCGTGCAAGCTCCCGCTGCCGCTCGCGCGGCGGCGGGGCTTCCGTCCGCACGTTACGCAGTACCGATGCCTCAGCGCCGTATGGCGGAGTGCCATCTGACGGCTTTGATGGGTGCATCCGGCGATGGCTTGATTGAGGTTCGGTGCAAGGCGCAGCGCGGGATGCGACAGTTTTTCTTTGATGATGCGCGCAGCGCCGCACGGTTTGCGGTTGATGAGGGCGCGTCAACCGACGTGTATTACGGGGTGCTGCGCAGGGCGAAGCGTGCCGGCGGGCGCGCGGCCCTTGTCGACTCGTCACTGTGGGTTTGGGCTGAGTGCGACACGGAGACAGCTTTGGTTCGCGCACTTGACATGCGGTTTCCGCCGCCGCTGATTGTTCGGTCGAGCTGGGGGAAGGGTCACTGCTACTGGCCGCTTAGTTCCCCACTGCCGCTCGACCTGGTGGAGAGGGCGAACCGTCGCCTGGCGTTTCACTTGGGCGCTGACCCTCGGGCAACGGATGCTGCGCGCATTCTGCGAGTGGCCGGCACGTTCAACCATAAGTACGATCCGCCAACTGCGGTTGCGATAACTCGCTGGGAGGTTGGCGGCGGATGCGTTGTACCGTCCCGGCTTGTGGGCGAGCTTCCTGATCCTGCACCACCTAAGAGCTTGCCGGTTACGACGCCGGCGCGCAGGTTTGGGAAGGATGGGGTGCGCGAGCAGCTTCTTGAGGTGCCGGCCCGCGAGTACGTGTTTAAGTTGACGGGCCGCGAGGTGCTGCACGACATGGCGCAGTGCCCGTTTCACAACGGGGGGCGCGAGCGAACACCAAGCCTGCACGTTGGCGGGCCCGCCGGCAACCTGTGGCACTGCTTTGGCTGCAACATTGGTGGCGACGTGTTCACGTTTGCCGGGAAGCTTTGGGGCGTTGACGATCGCAGCGATTTTCCACGAATCAAAGCGCGACTTGTTGAGGAACTGGCATGACCGATTCGTGGTCAATGGTGGAGGCGCCGCAGCGAACGTATCGGCTGACAACACTTGCGGATGTTCACCCGAAGCCGATCCGGTGGATGATGCCGGGCCGGATTCCGTTTGGTGGTTTGACGATCCTTGCTGGCCGACCGGGGCAGGGGAAGAGCCAACTGTCCCTGGCGGTTGCGTCGAGGCTGACGACGCAGGATACGGACGTGCTGCTGATTGGTGCGGAGGACGGGCTTGAGGACACGGTGCGCCCACGGATGGTGGCGACTGGCGCTGACCTGACGCGCGTGCATTCCTTTGACCCGTGGGTTGATGATCGTGAAGACATGGCATTGCTGCCTGATGATGTGCCGCTACTTGAGGACGCGGTGCGGGAGCTTGGTGTTGGGCTTGTAATCATTGATCCGGTTGTCGCGCATTTGTCGCCCGAACTCAACTCGCACAGTGATCACTCGCTAAGGCAGGCGATGGCGCCGTTGGCGCGGATGGCACGGTCGACCGGCGTGGCGGTGATCTGCGTGTCGCACTTGAAGAAGGGGAGGGACGGCGGGCCGCTTGACTGGGTTGGCGGGTCGGTTGCGTTTACTGGGACGGCGAGGTCGGTGCTGCTGTTCGGGAAACTCAATCAGCCGGAGGATGTGAACTATGAGAAGTACCGTTATCTGGTGCATGTGAAGTGCAACGGGGCGCCGTTGGCGCCGACGCTGGCGTGCGAGGTGGAGTCGGTGACGGTTGAGGATTCCGGCATGAGCATTCCAACGTCGAGGGTTGTGGCGCGTGAAGAGCGACCTTCAGTGTGGGCTGGGGGGTTGGAGTAATGGGCGACGTGATTCAGTTTCCATCGGCGGCGCCGATGGGCGCTAGATACTTAACGAAGCGTGAGGTTGCGGAGCATCTGCGGGTGAGTGTTCGCAGCGTTGAGAGGTATCACGCTGACGGCTTGCCGCACTACCGTTTGAGGGGCATCAATCTGTACCGGGTTGACCTGGTGGATGCTTGGGTTCACAACCAGCAGGTTTGACAGGAGTGACACATTCGGGTAGTGTCGCCCGCATGACTGTATTCAAACATAAGCAAACAGGTAGGTGGGTCGCGCAGGTTTACGATCCAGCAATCGGCAAGCGTCGCCAGGTCGGGACGTTCATGTCGAAGGGCGAAGCGCGACGCGCGGAGCAGGCGGCTATGTCGCGTCCAACGGGCAACATGACATGCGACGAATGGCGCACGGAATGGCTCAAGACAGAATCGTGGAAGGAGTCAACGCGGATTCACAACACGGAGCGAACGCAACTGTTCTCTAGCGTTCACGGACGCCGGCAGCTTCGGGCGTTCAATCGCAAGCTTGCTCGCGCGTGGATCACCGAGCATCCCGCCACACACGGGCCGCTGTCTGCAATGTTTGGCGCCGCGCTGTACGAGGACGATGAGGCGGGGCGACCGCTGATTGAGTTCAACCCATTCAGCAAGCTGGTTAAGCGCACGACGGCGAAGCGTGACCTGCGCAGCGAATGGCTGACGGCAGCAAACATTGACGAGTTGCAGGAGGCCGCGTTGCAGGTTCACGGGCCAATCACCGGCGCGCTACTTGCCGGCATGATTTTGTTCGCAGCCGAAACCGGGGTGAGGCCCGGCGAAATGTTTGCGCTGACGCGTGGCAAGCTCGACGCGAACGACGGGCGACTGCTGATTGACTGCGCTGCCGACAGCAAGACGCGCACGATCACAACACCGAAGAACGGGCTGGCCCGTGAGATAGTGCTGTCGGAGAGGGCCGCAGCCGCAGCCGCGTCAGCGCCGCGCTTCGGGTCAAGTGACCTGGTGTTCACCACACCCTCGGGGGCCGCGTTCTGGCAGCCAACGCTCAGTTACTACTGGCGTCCCGTTGCCGGCGCCGCGGATCGGCGTGACATGCAGTTTTACGAGCTGCGGCACTACTGCGCAACGCAGCTTCTTGAGGCCGGCGTCGACGAGAGTGACGTTGGCGTGCAGCTCGGCCACTCCAACGGGCAGCTTGTCCGCGAGGTGTACGGCCATCCATCAAAGCGTGCCGCACTCAACCGGGTGCAGGACAAACTAAACGAGGGGAGAGAAGCAGCATGAGCAGAATCACCATTGGGTTTGGAAGCGTCGACGTGATCGTGGGATGGGATCAGGGAGGCTTCTTTGCGCAAGTGTGGGACGGTGGCAACGAGGAACGGGAACTGCTGTCGATCGGGCTTGGGCCCACAAAGATCACAACGGTTCGCGCGTTGCGTCACCGGATGGGACGCTACGCCGAAGTGGTTGACGAGCAGGTCGCGGACGTGCTTCGCAGCCATGCGAGCATGTTTGATCAGGACACTGAGGTTTACGTCATGTACCTTGACAGCGGCGTGCAGGTAGCGGGATGAGTGCGTACGCTCAGAAGAGCCGCGGGTTCTCACTGCGGGGGTTCAACGGTTATCGCAACTGCTACTGCGGTAGGCCGGGGAAGGTCAGCGAATACATGATGGGTCGGCTCAGTGCGAGCCTGTGCGTGCAGCATGCGAAGGAAGCCCGGCAGCTTTGGGTGCAGCATCTGTGCAGCATGGATGAGCAGAAAGCCGCATAGCTACTGGTCGAGTCGGGGGTGTTGATCCTGTCTCCCCGACTCGACCTGAAACATCCGACACACCCTGACGAGCCCCGCCAACAGCGGGGCTCGTTCTGTTTCTGGCGGTAACGACGGCGCATCTGAGGCTTGAAACACGGTGTTTCAGGTGTGTCTGATCGTCCGATCCGGCTGGCATTATTTTGATTCGTGACAGCATTACGACAGCATCAGGGCGCAAAGAAAGCGGAGGTGGTCTTCAGCTTCATGGTGCGTCAAAGGCTTCGGGAAACGAGCCAGAACGCGCACGCCCTAGTCGTCGAGCGGCTGAGAAGCGCCGAAGTGCAGGGGGGTGCCGCGACACCATCCGGCCTGGCGGCAGAGATTCGTTCGCTTGCCAAGTTGCAGGACGCCGCCCGCCGGCAACACGGCCCGGTGAAGGCGCGCACGATGAGCGAGGTTCACCACTGCTACGTCACGATTGCCGCAACCGCAATCATCCTTGCGGAACGCGCAACACGGCCAACCGAGCTGCGACGAGGGAAGAAGTCGTCAACCGATAAGTACCGTGCGCCGGACTTCACCGTGCCGGACGATGTGGTCGCGTGACTGACATTGCATCCATTGTCGAAGTGCGGCTCGACGACGGGCACACCGTTCGCGGACGCGTAACGATGATCAGTCCAGGCTGGTTGACTTTGGTGGCCGGCGCCGGCACCTGGCATGTGCGGCGCGAGCGGGTTCTATTTTTGGAACCAGTCGGTAGTTCGCAGTTCGCTGATGATCGCGGCAGTCAAGGGGTTAAGGGCTTTAGCGAGACTGGCTGACCTGGCTTGCACCTGGACTGCATCGTTGTCGTTGGTTGCACGAAGAAACCAAATGGTGCCAAGCATGGTTGTTTCGCGGCCCAGCTCTAGTTTCCAATCGAACTGATCACAAAGCTCGCAGAGCGTTTGGTACGAGCAAGTGATCTGCATGGCTACGGCTTGGAGACAAGGCCGATCGCTGCCGTCACCAGGACGGTGAATGCGGATGCGGCTTCTGCTGGAACGTCAAGGCCGGCAAGGCTGGCGATCCAGACGGCGAGGATGCTGATGGCGCCGGCGGCGGTGGTTACGGATACGCGTGTTGGGTTGGTCATGTAGTGCCTTTCGGTTAGCCGCGGATGCGGTAGTAGCGGGTGAGCAGCAGGAGGCGTTTCATTGGGAACGATGGGCCGGGGTCGTTGTGGTTGCCGCCGGCGTCGCCCAGCTCCGAGTGGCGGATGATTCCGCTGCGCAGGATCGCGCCGGACGTGGGGTTGACCTTCGCTTTTCTGACAGGGATTGAAAACTTCTTGCCCCAGTAGGCGTAGTACTTTGCGGTCTTGCGAAGTTGCTTGTCCGGCCAGAACTTCTGCGAGGCGCGACCGATCATTTCTACGTTCATGCTTGACGAGTTGAAGCGGGCGCACGCCCACGACTTGCGCGAGTCGGGAACGTACTGGGCGGAATGCCCTTCGGCGTCGACGCCAACGTGGGCGGAGCATTGGGCGGCGGGGGTGTCGAACCAGTCGCCGAGGTTGCTGAGATCCGTGATGCCCGGCATGTTGTTTGATTCCGTTGAATGCACTACGAGCAGCAGAACCGGCGCACTCCGGGCTGACTGGTTGACGACGCTGCGAATGATGCGTTCGTAAGGGCGCTTCATCGAATCTTCCACCTGCGTAGGCGAATGAGTGTTTTCGTTGGGCTTTTCTGAAGGTTGATGTGGTGCCGCTCGCTACCAACCGAGTAGGGGCGGAAGGGGCGGTAGCCGCGCGCGCGAAGAATCCGCAGGAGCTGATCGGATTCCGTGACATCCATGCCGAGCTGCCACCACAGGAGGGGGCGACCGACGGGGCCGCGGTAGGCGGTGCCGTCACTGCGCAGCTCATGCGTCGATCGACCTGGGGGGGTGGCCGGCGCGAAGCCGGCGCGTCGAGCAATCCATCCGGCGTACAGTGCCGCCTGGCTTAGTTTGCCGTAACGCTCCGGCACTCCCTGGCGCCGGTCGCTGCTGACGAGCGTGCCATCCCAGCCGTGAACTCGGGCATCCCGCAACATGAGGGCAAGGCCGCGGAACGTAGGGGTTTGACCGAACGTGACGGTATCGGTGAGCTTCGGTTTCTTCTTAGCCACAACAACCAGCATGGCGGGCATGTCGATCTAGGAAACCGCAAAAGCTTGAGTTTTTGGCCCTCACAAACGGCTTCTAACGCGCTGCGCCGCAGTCCCGAATGTCCTAGCATTCGGGTTTTTTAGTTGATTACGGCGTTAGCGGCGAGGGCGCTGAGAATCGGGATTACGATTGCGGCCACGCCGATCGCGCCGATGGTGCGCTGGCGCCAACCCTCAATCTCGCGGACGCGTCCGTTGGTGGCGCGCACCTCATCCTCGATGCGGGCAAGCTTGTCGTTGATGGCTTCAAGCTGCACGGACAGCCTCGTAATGTCGGCGGGACTCATTTTTCTTCCTCAGCCGTTCCCTCGACCAGCTCCGGTCGCTCGACGGGGCGCAGCACCCCAAGTTGGACGAGAATCTTTGCGGCTTCCATTGGGTCGCCGCTACCACCGTCGGTTGGCCGGCCAGTGATTGACAGCAGCTTGTCGACACTGACCTGCTGCACCTTCGCCAACGCCTGCACGGTTTGCGGAAGCTGACGCTTCAGGTCGTAATCCATTCCCCCGATCCCCTTAGTTTCAATCTGATCGGTGAGGTCTTCAAGGAAGTCCTTAGTGACGCGCTGACTAAGGCGCGCAATCTCACGAAACTCCTGCGCGATAGCTTCCTCCTGACCGCGGGCCCGCTCCGCCGTCAGCGCCTGGTACATGCCGGCGTGCAGTTGCTTCAGGTTGCGCAGCTCCTTCTCGCTTATCTCAACGCCGGCGTCCTTCAGGCGCCGGCGGGCAAGACGCACGCTGCCGTCGCACGCGGCAACCGCGCCGAGGCGTTCGATCAGGTGTTCTTCACTGATGGTTACGGCTGCCGTCATTTCTTTCTCATTCCGTTGTAGTTCGGTCGAACGATCGCAACGGCCTGACCAAGCGAAGCGCCGGCCTGCGTAACGGCGTTTGACTGGTTGCCGCCAATGCGCTTCCCGTTGCCGACGTAAAGGGCAACGTGATCGGTAATGCCGCCGTCGCCCCAGTCGTAGATGATCAGGTCGCCAGGGCGAATCTGTGACTTCGACACCTTCTTGCCGCCCTTCCAGCCAATCCAACTACCGGAGTACGCGGGGTTTGCTGGCAGTGACGCGCCGAAGTGCTTGAGGCCAACGCCGACGAAGACGCTGCACCACGGCACCGACGCCGGGACGCCCATTCGCTGCGCGTACCAGCGTTGCTTGCGCGAACCTTCCTTAGTTCCAAGCTGACTCTTCGCCCAAGCAACCATGCCGTCAGCACCGGCGGATGATGGAATCGTGCGAGCCTTCGGCTTACCGGCCTTAGTTGCAAGCGTGGGAACCTTTGCAACTGCCGGCGGCTGAAACACTGGCGCCGTTGAGATTGCGTTGATCAACGGGTTGTTCGGGTTCTCAGCCGTCATCATGTCGATAATGGTTTGCCGCCGGCGCGACAAATCATCCGCCGTATCGCCGCCCATAGTTGGGCGCTTGGATGCCATTGATGAAGCGGTAGCACCACCGACCGTCGCGGGCGCCGGGGGGCGCCCCTGATCGTTGGCGGAACGGTAGAGCCGCATGATGCGTTTAGCTTCGCCCGCCGCCTTTGCGTACCTGTCCGGGTACGCCGACCCCTCAACGGTCTGTGCAATGTCACCTGGCCGCATGCCTTGCTTTGCAAGCTTGATCGCGTTTCCTTTGCTGGTGAACCCGTTGCGCCACTTCTTGTTGGTGCCAAAGAACACGCCGAACTGGTAGTCAGGGTTCATCAGGTTCTTGCGCCCGTGATACCGCTCCAAGCCTTGAAGCACACCGTACGAGCCGTACCCGTCAGCGGACGGGGTTTTAAGATTCTTAGCCTCAGACTCCGTTATCAACGCCTCGATCAAAGCAATCTTTGCCGCGTACGGCGCCTTCACTTTGTCAGCGTAAGCAATGCCACGACCAAGAATGTCGCGCTGCGACCGGGAGGTCGAGCCGCCCTTGATTTTTACCTTGCCGGCGCCGGCACCAAAGTAATCAGCCATCATTGCCCCCGCCGCGATGATGGCCCGTGAAGTTCACGAAGCAAATCGTTGAGAGACAGATTTGGGTCGGCTGGGTCGACGCCGGTTCGTTTCGGCGGCTTAATGTAGTTTTCCCGAAACTGCTCCAACGTTTGATCGTTCGGCGCCAGGTTGCGGCCCGTAGGGTCGTCGTAGTATTTGCGCGGCAACCCAAACATCTTCCACAACGCGTTGTTGGTAATGCCATCGCCAGGGCGTGTCTCTCCCGCCTTCCAGTAGCCGCCCAACCCTGGCTTGCTGACCGGATCGCCGCCGCGGGCAATCCTCGCGGCAAGCGAATACCCCGGCACCAGTGATCCCAGCAACGAGTTGAGGGATTCCTCATAGCGTTGCGTATTTGACACGGCGCCAAACTCGCCGCGCAACGTTTGGCCGTTCCACTTGACGCCGGGCCCGAGGGCGTAAAGCGCGCCCTGCGCGGGCCCACCAAACGACTGAATGGTCATAAAGGGGTTTACGCCGGCACTGAATGATGTGAAGCGCGTGAGGTCAATGCGCTGGTTTGGGGCAATGCGCACACCTTGACGGTTGCGGACTTCTTTCGGTGAGTCTTTGTTTAGCGCGTCTTGAGTGTTGCCGGCGTCCTGAAGTTCCTCCTGAAGCATTGCCTCCAAGTTCATTACGAGACTGAAAGCGAACGGATGCTGAAACGGAAACGTGAAGAACGTGAAGATTAGGGCGTTGCGCCCGAACTGAAAGAACGGCAGGACGGTGCGCAACAGCATTTTAGTTTGGGCGGTTTCACCGTCGTACCGCCCCATGATTTCCTGAATCAAGTTGTACGCTTGAGCGAGGTACGTTTGACTCTCGGCGGTCTTGCCTACTGCCTGGGCCGCAACTGCCTTTGCCCCGATGCGATGAAAGTCGTCAATGCTCTGCGCGGTTTCGGTTAAAAGGTGACGGTGAACGATCGCAGCCGCCAGCACGGTCGGGCCAATCGAGTAGAACGGAAGACCAGCAGTTCCTTTGCGGATTGTTTTTGGATGCGCGCGGCCACCGCGCGTAGCACCGCCGCCTTCCGCAAAGATTTCGTTGAGCTGCATTAGCGCGCTGGTTGCTCGATCCCAGTTCACAAGCAGTTGCCGAAGCGCCGAGTGCGCAACGCCTTTCACGGACAGTTCGTTGCCGCGTGGCCTCTTGCCTTCCAGGGCGCGGCTAACCGTTGACGACACGCGGCTGTTGTCAATGCTTTGCATGAACTGCGCCGGAATGAGCCTTGCGAGTGTTTCCGACGGGTTTTCGGACGCGTACACCTCCCTGATGATCGCGGCAGCATCAAGCCAAGCCTGCGGTTTGAGGGCGCCGCTGAGCATGACGCGCATCCAGTTGTCGGCAACGTTGCCGACGTAATACATTGGGCTGAGTGGCAGAACCGTTCGCTTGAACTGCTGGTTGGCAAAGACAATGGCCTGCCCCCACTTGCTACGCGTCAACGCTCCGCCGGTTTGCAAATCCTCAAACTGATCCCACGCCTCCTTCGGCACCGCAATCAAGTCAATACCATCGCCAAAGTCGGTGTCCTCCTGCGCTTCCGTTCCCTTCGCCAAGTCATGCAACACCTTGAAGTCTCCGGCCTTAGCGTCGAGCAGCGACACGTCGCCGTGAACACGGGCAAGCAGGTCGTCAATCTGAAGACCAAGCTTCGTGAGCTTCGTTTTGCTCAATGCAACCCACTTAACGCCAGTGTCGCGCTGCAAACTGTCAAGGTGGTGGTTGAGTTCCTTCCACGTTGTAAACCGTGTTTCAAGCCCAAACCCGATGCCCTCAAGCACCAAACGAATGTTTTGAGCCATCGTTGCGCGAGTCATGGTGTGACGCATTGAGGCGGGCACCGCCTCAATGCTTGTTTCCGCTGCGCCCGCCCGGAAGCTTTCACCAGTCCTCGACGGCCCCAGCGACGGATTGCCGGTCATTGGCTTGTAGAACGTGCCTGGCTGATCCGACAGCTCAAACTTGTGAGAGATAAACATTGGGTCAAGGATTGGGTTGATGCCGTGCAGTTTCGCCATTGCCGGGTCGGTAAGGATTTGCCCCAAGCGTTCAAGGGTGATCGGGGCGCCGTCGAGCTTAAAGTCCATTGGCACCATCTTTTCGCCGCTGCTCTCGCGCATCGCCACCATTTCCTTGATGCACCTGGCGCGCAGGTCTTCCTTTGCTTTCACCTGGCGGTCAATGTTTTCAACGCGGCCAATCGCATCATTGAGCTGCATGCGCGACTCCTGACGAAGAATGCCGGTGTTGAGCATCCCGGCTGGGTCTTCGTGCGTTGAAAGAATCTCTTTAAGGTTGCGGATCAACACGCCGGCCTCATTCACCTGGCCGTCCATCGCAAGCTTCTGTGCGCGCTTCAACGCCTTGTCAACAGTTAGGTGCAGGTCGGCGGCGGCAGCGGGCACGGGGAGGGTACTTTTCGGCTGATTGAGGTAGCCGGCACTGATGTTGGCAACCCGCTTGCGTTCCGCCTCAACTTCCGCCGCGAGTTCTTTCGGCGTTAGCCCAAAGGTTGGCTGCGCGCCGTCGCCAAGTTCTTCCGCGCGCGCGCCGTAAATCATGTCCTCTTCGTTGATTCCAAGCTGCCGGTAAGTGAAGGTGGCTATCGGGAACGGCGGATCGGCGGCATTTGCAACCGTGCCCTTGCGGAACACATGCACATAATCTCCGTATCCAAGCTCCCTCATTGGGCTGTTGGCTACGTCGCCGTTCCTCAAGCCCTCCCTGATAATGCCGAAACCATTGTCCGACGTGTGGAAGTCATACCGCGAAGACGGCCCCGTGCGATCCGGCCCGAGGTCGTCAAGGATTCTCTGCCTAATCAACGGTGAGTTAGGGGTTAGTCCAGGCTGCGAATCCGACAACGGCTTGCCGGCCCGCATGCTGGTTTCACCGCGAAGCGTTCCGTTGACGAAATCATCGCCAGCTTGGTTGAGATAACCGAAGCTAAACGTCTTGTCAGGGAACTGCATTGTAAGTTCCCGCATCAGTCGATCCGCGACGCCAAGCCCGTGAAACTCCGGCTCAACGATCAGCGACGAAACACCATCCGACCCTCTGAAGTAAAGAAGCTCGCCAATCACTTTGCCCGACTTGTCGGTGGCGGTCATGCGAAGCTGCCTAGTGTTCGGCACCGACTCGACGTCTACTTTTAGGCCCGCAGCAAACGACGAGTTCGGGGTTTCCAGCAGGCCCAACGGTGCCGGCGTCGCGTCCTGCGATCGCCAGAACTCGGGGGCCGTAACCTCCCGCAACTGCGCGATCAGTCGGCCCAGTGGCTCACGCGACGCCTCCAACCCGCCGGCACGCTGCGCAGCAACCTCAGCAGTGTCCAGCAACTGCTGGTAATCATTTGACGACGGATCAAACGGCTTGACCTCAACTTTGGTTGGGTCGTACTTGAAACGATCACCAAACTGAGCGATCGCCGCCGGAATGAAACGGGCGTTCGGCTCATTGGGGCGCATGATTCCCTCACTCATGGCCCACTGCTCAAACTCAACTTGAATCGGGCGAACGTCAGCTTGCACCGCGCGGGCCCGCGCAACCTCAGCATCAAACTTGTCGGGCGGCAACGCCAGCAACTTGTCGTACGCGGCAACGGCCCGCGCATTATTTAGCTGCTCCGGCGTTGGCGGCGCGGACTGCCCTTTCTTAAAGGTTTGCGCAGCCTCCAGGTCGTCACGCCGCCGCTGCCACATCGCCCGCGTCTTCGATGCGTCAGCCGGCAGGAACTGCACAACGTCAGCCATGATTGCAAGCGCCGCCTTCGGCGCCTTACTGCCATGCCATTTTGCAAATACACCATCCCCGAGGTGCTGGCGGAGAATCTTACCCAGCCGCTCGTTGAACTGAGTGATCCGAACACCGCGAACCTTCTCCGCAACCTCCGACATTGTTGCCGCGTACCGGCGCTGACGGTGCCCGCGCATAATGCCGGAAGTCATGTCGGGGTCAAGCACGTCAATCACATTGCTGATGCGATTAATCGACTCATTAATCTTCCTTGCAAGCACCGGGTTAGACTCGCTTTCAAGCTCCGCGCGGCGTTTGTCAAGCAAAGGAACAAAGAACCTGGCAATCGCCTGGTTGCGCGCTTTCTCGCCCATAACCTGCGCGCCCTTCGTGAACAGGTTCGCGGAATACTTGCGATGATGTGGCATAAGCTTCTCGGGGTCAGGCGCAACACCAGGTGCCCGCTCGCCACGGTAGTTTGCCTGCGACGTGCGCGACTCGCGGCCAATCTTGCCGAGCAGATCAGCAACCTTTGTGCCCGTCTTACTTCCCTTGAACGTGACGCTCGGGCCGCGCACTTTCTTGCCGTCCCTGTCCAACTGGAAGTACGGTGCGAAGGTTCGCTCACCGCCACGCATAACGCGTGACCTTCCGCCGGCGCGGGCGGCAGCACCAAGTGCCCTACCAGCACCCACGTACGGCAGCAGGTAAGTGAACCCAGTGGAAGGATTGTTAGCGAGGATTTCCCCAGCGCGCTTAGGATTCAAGTCAACGAACAGCGCGCCAAGTGGATCGTTCTTCTTGAAAGACTCCCACAGCTCGCCGCTCCTGCCGCTCTTGATCGCATCAGCGGTGTAGTAGACGGACGGGACTGCCTGCACCGGATAGTTGGCTAGGCCGCCAATGATTTCGGTTCCCTGCACGCGGTAGCCCTCAGCAATCTTGGGGGTTGAGTAAGCAATCTGCCCGCCAGGGATCATTGCCGTCCGCGAGTTGTAGCCGCCGGCACCAGCGCCAGCAAACGCCTTCTCGCCCAAGTACCTAATCGCGCTAGAAAGCCCTTTAGTGGTTTCGTCAAATCCGCCAAGAACAGCGCGGGTGGCGTTGTGTTTTGCATTGTCAAACCAGCCACGACGCTCCGGCTTCCGCTGCGACGCCTTAAAGCGACGAACCGCAGCCTCATAATCCTGCCGCTGCCGGCGCCGACCCCACCCCTCCCCCGGAAACTCACCCAAGTCCTGCTTAATGCTCTTCCAAACCCGCAACGAAGACACAGACTTACGCGTATCCGCCTTCCCCTTCTGCCGCGCAATGCCAGCATCCGCACGCCTCGACAGATTCTGCGCAGCAATAAGAGGGGCAAGACTGTCGCGCCGCGCGCGCTGCGCGCGCTGCACCGGGCCGGCACCCTTAATCGGCATGCGAGCAAACGCTTCACGCGTCACCCGCTCCTGCCTACGAAGCTCCCTTTGCATTACACCGCCACGCGTGTTCATCAACGCGCGCAACGCGTTACCGCGAGCCATAAGTTCTGAGGCAGATGCCTGACCCGCGATCCTCGGCGCCCACCGCTCAGCGTGTTGCCCGGCCTTCACCTGGCGGTGCAGCAGGTCACGACTGAGCTTCACCTGCGCACGATGCCCCGTCCAGTAATCTTTATCCTTACGACGAAACTTCACTTCAGGCGACTGTTTCGGCACCCCGCCGGAGAACACACCAACTTTGCGCTTCGGCGTTACAGCAGCATTACGTTTGCGATCGTACTTGACACCAGGTGCCAACACCGAAGGGCGATACGCCGGCTTCTTGGGGGCCGGTGTCCGCTTCGGGGCGGGCCGCGAAGCGGGTTTTTTAGCGGCGGGCTTCTTAGGGGAGGGCAGGGCGCGGCCCGGCCCGTCGGGGCTCAGTCGAGGCACACCTAGTTCGGCCAACCCTTCGGCACCGTGAAGCCCTTAGCTTTAAGGACTCCCAGCGTGTAGTTAGAAAGCTTCTGATTCGCGCGCCCCTTAGCGAGCCCGGTCGTAAACAAGTCCCACGTCGCGCGAATCTGACTTGGCGAAATAGTCGAATCCAACCGCTTCAATGCGGTACTAAACTCGCCAAGCCCACGACCACCAGGCATCCTTGCCAGTTCGGTTAGCGCCCGGTTTCCTCGCGCCATCGAAAGGTTCTGCTCAACCTTTCCGCGCCACTCCGCAGCATCATTCTTGAGGGCTCGCTTCTGCGCCGGCGTCAACCCCTTACCGCCCGCAGCCTTAATCGTTGCCGCACCAATCGTTGCCCCGGCAGCCGTCTGAGCGTTCGACAACGACACCGCATCCCTCGCCGCAGCAATCGCCGCCTCATTGCTGTACCCGGCCAGCGTCAGCTTGTTCTTCAAGCGAAGTTCCGCCTGCGCCATCTTCTCCTTCGACTTGATGCCGGCCATTTCGGTCTGCGCCTTAAGAATCGCCTGCTCCGCCTGATTCTTAATGCCAAGCTCGTAAATGTATTTCTGCCGCTCATCACTTCGCATCGACGAAATGGTCTTAATGACATCCTCACTCTTCTTCGCAGCCAAAGCCGTCAACGCCGAATCAACGGCCTTCTCCTGA